CTTTCGTTTACGCTGTCTGGCGTGACGACTCCGCTCCCCAGAGTTGATTCCGAGGGGACGGAGACGCAGTACCAGTCAGCGGACGGACTCATCGTCGTGACCGCCAGCCACCAGGCTGGCAAGTCGCGTACGAGGAGGATGTTGCGGGTCGATCTCTCGAAGATCGCGCCTGACCCGTTCAAGCCGGTGGAGAACAGGAAGATTTCCATGAGTAACTACATGGTCTTCGACCTGCCCGCCGTCGGCGCCGGGTTCTCGAATGCCGAGCAATTGGCATTGTATACGGGTCTGAAGACCCTGTATACCGCGACTTCGGACGCGCTCATTGTGAAGCTTTTGGGTGGCGAGTCGTAAGACTCGTACTCGTTGCTCCCTTGTGAGCGAGTCGCCTGATCGGTACGATCATGAGCGTAACCCAATAAAGGGTCGTCGTTCTATTGATCGTAACGTTGGCCATAGAACTTATGGCCGACGCCTCACTGATGAACCGCAGCCAACGATGAGCAAAAAGTTCGTCGTTGTTGCCGTGGCACTCATCAACTTTGCCTATCTGGCAGGGAATACCTTCTTGTCCATCACGCATATGTGTGGTGGTTGAAGGAGTGAATAGGAATTCTATACTTCTAGCCAAGAGCGACGACCGCGAAAACGGTCTCGTTCTTTGGGTAGTCGTAAATGCGGGTGTCAAATGCTCCCGCACTCCTGCTGAATACTTGGCTTTGCAGAACTTCCTTCAGGCCGTAAAACGCCTCCAGGATACTGCTCAGTTTGGTAATGGCAGGTAGTCTTCCGACGACAGAGCTAGGGTCTAGCCACCTCTGATAAGGAGGGACTATTAATAGCCTGACGTCACTCTGGTCCATTACGGCCTTTGACTTGGCCGTAAGATGCCGTACTAGCGCCGACCTCGACATAAAAACTGTCGAGGCCAGAGTCGAACGCGAGGGGTTGTCGTTTTTGGCGATCACCCTGGCGAACTATGGAAAAGTCATCCAAAAATGGCTTGACCAAGGTTTCGTCGTTCCTTCTGACGTGACTTCCTTTCGGAAGCATCGTCGTAGTGGGCTCCCCGTATTTCTACGGGGTTTCCTTGAACGTGTGTTCGACCCTACTAGTGGTGTGTTGTTTGAACACCCCGACATTGAAGCAATCTATGCTATTCGTCAGCTAACGCTTTCGTTTAGTAAGATCGCTCTCCCTCGAGAAGACCCGAAAGGGTCAGCTCATGCGGTGGTTTCACCGCGTCGTGAGAGACGAGCAATGTCGGAGTATGTCAAATGTGAGCAGGAGATAAGGAGGAATGACTCTCTTCTGGATGAAGCCTATATGGCCGATTTCCAGCGAGTTGGCAATCTGCTTTTCGGAGATCTGCTAGACATAGTGGCCCGTGAGGTCCACTGGTGTCGAACAGTTCCAAAGCATGGTCCAGGCGCTGTCGCAGACCGTCTTAGCAGTAATGCTAAGTACAATCTGCGAACCTGGACCACTCGTCTCGAGTCGGTTTTCCCGGCTCGAGAGCATCTTATCGTCAATGATCGTTTTAACGATCTAGATGAGACGCTTACTCTCCTCGAACCTGGCGCAGAGATGCCCGTTAGGGTTATCACTGTACCTAAAACGTTGAAAACTCCTCGTATCATCGCTATCGAGCCTGCTTGCATGCAATATGCACAGCAGTCCTTGATGCGTGTGATCGTGGATGTGGTTAAGGAGGATGACTTCCTCTCCCACATCGTCGGATTCGATGACCAAGAGCCTAATAGGCAAATGGCATCAAGAGGTTCTCTCAGCGGAGACCTCGCCACACTTGATCTAAGTGAGGCATCCGATCGTGTTTCCAATCAGCATGTACGGGCCTTGCTGTCCGGCGTTCCTGATTTGCTTCAGGCCGTCGATGCATGCAGGTCCCGCAAGGCTGACGTACCCGGCCACGGTATTATCCGTTTGGCTAAGTTCGCGTCTATGGGTTCGGCTCTCTGCTTCCCGTTCGAAGCCATGGTCTTTACGACTTTGTGCTTCTTGGGGATAGAAAGGGAGCTCAACACTCCGCTTACTCACGATTCTGTTTTGCAGTTTCGTGATTCGGTGCGTGTCTTTGGGGACGATATTATCGTTCCCAGGGACTATGTACTGTCCGTTGTCAACGAACTACACCTTTTCGGGTATGTAGTTAACGATGGCAAGTCATTCTGGACCGGAAGGTTCAGGGAGTCTTGCGGACGGGAATACTTTGAAGGCCAAGACGTAAGTATTGTCAAGGTCAACGAGGTACTTCCGACACAACGGCAGGACGCAACAGGAATCATTGCTTCTGTTTCTCTCAGGAACCGCCTTTATTGGGCAGGCCTTTGGAAATCAGCGGCATTTATGGATGACTACCTAGGAAATCTCCTTCTGGAGTTTCCAAATGTAGCACCAACGTCTCCTGTGTTGGGTAGG